TGGCGGCAGCTGCAGCCTCAAGTCCTTGGGGTAATTCGTATAGTGATTTCTCAATTGCCATATCGTTCCTTAGTAATAACTAACTGCGCGTCTTGATTTGAAGAACTGGATCTCATCTTCTTCGTCCGACTGAAGCCGTAAAAACCCGCCTTTTCTAAACCGTATTAATGCCTGTGTTGCCGAATCCACTAAGTCATCGTGGTCTGAATTAGGGAACGCCGCCATCTCTTCAATGACTTCTTCTGCCCAGCGTTTGCGGGGCGCCCAAACCTTACCAGATGCAAATAGGTCTGAGACAGAGTTTACACGGGTAATCTTATCGTTTCCACGGGTTGGTGTAAATTCTTGTACAGGTATACCCATTTTTCTTAACTCAAAGACAAGTGGCGCACCAGACGCCTTAGCCTCTACGATACACGCATCTGGCTCCCATTCGTTGTACATTTCCATGGCGCGTTGTTTTAACTCTGGAAACTCCAGCCGTTCTTTAAGAGCGTCAAGCAAAATAATGTGGGTATCGTTGGGATCTTCATTCATGTTAAAGACGCCCCAAGTCGTACAAGCCGAGTAATCTGAACGCTCGTTTTTGGTAAAGGCGGTATCCCAAGACTGGATAATAAATTCACACGGAGGTGGTCTTTCCCCTTCCCAGATCTTCCACCACTCTCTTTTTACAATTGCACCAGCTTCTGCACTGGGGTCTTGTTGGTACTGGGCTGACCATTTAGAAATGGGAAGTTCATTGCGGAGCTTTTCGAGTTCCTCTAAAGACCAAAACTCAGGCCATAGGGATTTACCACTAGGCATAATGGCTGGAAGATTAATGACTTCCCACTCATCTCCATCTCGCTCGACCATGGATTGTAAGACTCGACCTGTCAAGTCCCGTTTACCCCACCTTGTCATCACGATAATAATCGTCCCGCCTGGCTGGAGTCGTTGACGTGGACCAGAGGAATACCACTCAAATACCTTATCGTAAACCGTAGGGTCTCCCGCTGCTAAAGCGGCTTCTTGTTCCGAGTGGGGATCGTCAATAATGAGCAGATCCGCACCTTTACCCGTAACAGTACCACCAACGCCAATAGCAAAATAATCGCCATTGGCGTTAGTAGCCCAACGACCAGCAGCCTTAGAGTCAGTCCGAAGAGCGACATTGGGGAATATCTTGGCATACGGTTCACCGTCTACTAAGTTTCGAACTTTACGACCGAATCCAACGGCGAGCTCGGCGGTGTTAGAACACTGGATAATTTTTCGATGAGGGAACTTTCCCAGATACCATGCGGGCAGTAAATAACTGGCAAACTCGGACTTAGTATGACGGGGAGGCATATTAATAATAAGACGCCTACATGTTCCATTTGCAATCTCCTCGAATTTTTTTGCCATTAAAGCGTGGTGTCTACCCAAAATAAAGCCAGGCCACATCTGTTTTACAAACGCCATAAATGACTTTTGCGCAGAATCCCGCACCAGCGAGTCCTTGTACGCCATCGCCATATTCATCAAATTCTCCCGATCACCTTCTGGGAGATTTGCCAATAAATTACCTAGTGCGTCACTCAATGTGGTGCGCCTTTATATACGATGGACGGATACTACGGACTTTCCCTTTGATCCCTTTACAAAGCCCAAGCTCTACCAATCGCCACATTTTGCGACTTACGTTCCCGCGCCCCTTTTCGCCCGTTAAAAACATAACGTCATCAATACTAGGGGCAAACCCGTACCGTTTCCAGAAACTGTCAATTACGAGCAGTATCTCTTTTTGAGCAGGTGTCATCTCTTTACTTTTCCTTCGCACGATCTATTACCAGGTTAGCAATCAATTTAGAATCTTCCTCAATGATCCGAGCCTTAACTAGGGTCATCATCCTTAAAAGCCGGTTGCGATCATGAACCACCAATTTTTCTAGGTAATCCAATACCCTATGTTCTGCCTGTAGATTGGCTAAATCACGGTCAGTCATTGATGATCTCCACTGCGTATTGCCGCAATTTATCTAACAAAACCTGTCTGTCCTTAGGACTTAGCCTTTTGATCCGATCTTCCAAAATAAATCTATCAACCTGCAGTAGGGGACCCAAATCACTAAGGGGGGGTGTTTCATGTGAAACATTTTTTTTGTCGGCTGTCATTTTTATAAGGGGGTGGGGGTGTCACTATAACAGGGTGTTATAGCTGATTTTTATGGTGATTGAGTGAGTGGAATACTATGCAAGTCAGACTCGTGATGCAATGCCGAAATTTGGGGCTCGGGGGTCGGTGGGTCGTCAAAATCCCCGCTTTCAGATGCCTGCACCCCCTCTTTGACCTCTTCCTCACCATCCATTACATGATCCTTCGCTTCATGATTGCCTTCATCATCATCCACTGGGGCGCTGCCTACGAGTTCTGCCAGTAGGTCATCAGCAGATTGTGCTTCCATGTCGATTACCTTGCTATTAGATATTGCCAGTTGAATGCTCGCCATGAGTTTTTCGCGCATCTCGGCTGGGTTGCTGACCGACACGACCTCACGCCTTTCGGTAAAGAGTGCGACCTCGGTTATCTTCCCCAGTAGTTCCAGTGCCTTGAGTTGCTGGGCAGGAGGACAGTCCTTATCCAGCACCTTTTCAGTGATCTTATGGATTGCAAGAGCCCTCAAGTGAGCAGGAGTTTGATATTTCTGCGCTTCCAAAGCCACCTTAAACGCATCTATCTGAAGGGATATCGCTGGGTCTTTTACCAGTCGCTGCCCTTCAATGCTCTGAGTCTGCGGCTTTCCCTTGCTCTTATATGCCTTCCGGTAAGCCCCTGCTTTGGTTTCCCCTAATGCGATTGACCGAGCAAACTCCCGTTGTTTGTGGGTTAGTTTGGATGTTTTAGCCTGACTAGCCCCCAGCAATAGCGTATCTATTGGCATAGTTTCCAGTCCTGCTTCGATATCCTTCCGAGTAAGTCTTTTCATGGGTATCTCTTGGTAATCTTCATACCCCTATATTAGGGCAATTAGGATAGTCATGCAAGAGACTGGTCTTACTCCCTTGTGTTACTCCTACTGTGACTTGAGACACTGGACTGTTTCGCTTCGCTACTAACCCGCCTTTACCTTCCCGATTTCTTCGGCTGCACACCGACTTTCTGCTGCAAGACACGCACTAGAGAGCCCTGCTTTCCATTTTTGTGAGCCCTGATACACAAGTAAGTCCTTCTAGCACCTGGACAATCGACCGCTAAGCCTTATCCAGTAAGGCACAAATTTATTTTCACAAAACGCTTGACACGATTCTCAAATATTCGAGAAAATGTAATCTCTCATTACATGAGAGCCAAACAAACCACCTACTAGGAGATTGAGATGCAGACACTACAAGACACAATCGATATATGGGATAAGCAGATTGACGAAGAGAACATGATTGCTTTCATTCGTGTTCATGCCAATACCAATTACAACAAGGGCTGGGACACAATCGTTGAGTGCTGGTCTGACGGAGATATCTTGGAGTATCTCTCTGAGTCTAAGTTCAATATGAAGAAGACTATCAAAGCCATTCAGGGCTGGATTGATCTTCGCCAAGAGCAGTCTGATAACTGCCAGTTCTAACCAGTCAATCTGATGATGGGATCAATTCCCGAAACAGTCTCACGACTGTCATTGACAACACTGCTAGGAGTTTAAATATGGAAACAACAATCGACTTATCCCAGTTCACTGGGACTTCTGCGTATCACCGCACCTTTATGTTTACCCCCCAGTTAGTTCACACTGACGGAGTCCAATACTTTGCCGAAACCGCAGGCTGCTTTTGGCTGCTGGACATTATTGCCACTGAGTTCTATCCCCTAACCAAAACTGAGCCATTCCTATCCATTCAGTTGATGGTTCGCAACGGCAAAGCCACAATCACTTGCCAAGATGGTGATCTCAAGGTGCTGCGTCACAAGGATATTAGCCATACTGACTGCCCTGATGGGCAATACGAGTTCTTCCTGACTGACAATGTTCTTATGCTGACCTCGGAGTATTGACCATGACCTTCCATTCTATCGGCAAAGAATCATTTACTTCCCCAATGATCCTTGAGGGCAGTTGGGGCGAAAGGGATATTGGGACTCACGACTCGACTATGGAGTTGTATTTCAGAGAGGATGCCACTGGGTTTATCGAGTGGGATATCCCTGACCTTGAGGACTTCTACGAGATAGGTCTTTGGTTCACCATTGACCAGTTCGGTATCCGTTGCCTGACTGACTATGACGGAGTGATGTCACTGCCCAGTCAAGCAGTTGCCCTGCTTCGTAAGTTTGATGTCATTGTCTCGGAGGACTTCGAATAATGGTTGCCCTAGTCATTGGAAGCAATAGCCAAAGACTGGGGCAGTTTAACTGCCAGTCTTGGGTTGAGTGTGCTGAGTGGATAGATTCATTTATCTCTTGGCATGGTCTTAGTCGGAAAGTAGGGCATTTGAAAGCCAATGGTCAATACATTGTTTGGGTAAAGGAGACTGCAATATGAGAATTGTTGAATGCCAAGAAACAGGTCGGATTCTTTGGAAAGAATGGAAATGCCATTGCAGCAGGAAGGTTTGCTCTGATGGTGATGGTGGGGATGTTGCCTGCGATTGTGGTCAGTTGTTCAATGCTTTCGGGCAGCGACTGGTTGATCCCTGCTTGTGGGAAGAGAACGAGGACTATTAGTCAAACTGACGAGCCCTCATGGGCGAAACAGTCGAGAGACTGTCTTTGACAAACTGCTAGGAGTTAAAAATGAGAGTTGCTGAAGTATTGGTATGCAAATACTCTGAGTTGAATGACCAAGCCAAGCAAAGGGCTAGGGAGTGGTATCTCACTGGGATGGAGTATCCATTCCACCAAGAGAACATTGACTCAATCAAAGCCTTTTGTGGGCATTTTGGGGTTACTTTGAAAGACTGGTCTATTGGTGGTCGTGGTGAGTATCTCAAGACGGATGCCGAGAATCACCATTTTCGGGGATACGCAATGGCTGATGCCAAGAAGTTGGCTGAGACTGGTTACTTTCCAGACTCGGGGATGTGGTTGGATTGCACCTTGATTCAGGCATTCTTTGAGGATTTCAAAAAGACTGGCGATGCACTATACGCATTTAACCAAGCCCTTGAAACTGCCCTGATAGCCATCAATCGGGACATTGACTATCACTACTCTGATGAAGCAGTAGAAGAGATGATGGAAGTTAATGACTATGAGTTTGACGAAGACGGAAGGAGATTCTGATGTTTAACAAACATGAGTGGATTTTCAATGCCATCCTGCTTATCGGGATTCTATACACCGCCTATGTTGTGGGCTACGCAATCTATCTAATATCAATGGGGGACTTATGAAATACCAAACCAAGTATTGCGAAGGGTATTGGGAAGATGAGCCAAACAATATCTATTCTGTAAACATTGCATTGGGCGATTGGGATGGGAAAGAAGATCACGCAGATGAGAAGATTTTCTTTTACATGGATGGAGAGCCTTTGCTGGTTGGTGCAGTAGTGGCTGATAGTTTTGTAATTACAAGTATTGAGGAGGAAGCATGAAAGATTTTGACAAATACTGGTTGGATGAAGCCAAGAAACTACTGCTGCATAAACGCATTGTGAATGTTCGTTACCTGACCGCAGCAGAAGCAGAGGATATGGGATGGGATGAAAGGACTGTTGCATTCCAAACGCAGGATGGATTGTGGTTCTTCCCTAGTCGTGATGATGAAGGGAATGGGGGAGGTGCATTGTTTACCAGTGATGAGAAACAAAGTTGTTTGCCGGTAATGCGATAAATATCAAACTGATGAGCCTGTAAGGGCGAAACTGGAGTGATCCAGTCTTTGATTAACTGCTAGGAGTATGTAATGGGATTAGATATGTATTTGAGTGCTAAACGCTATTTGTGGAGGGATGCTGACGAATCCATCTCTGATGGGATTAACGAATTACTGGGCATACCAAGCGATAAGAGCAAACGCTTTTGTGGTGCTAGTTTTGTTGCCAAAGAGGTAATCATTGAAGCAATGGGATGGAGAAAGGCAAACGCTATTCATGGATGGTTCGTAAGGAGGTGCCAAGGGGGTAAAGATAACTGCCGAGAATACTATGTATCGAGAGAGCAGTTGCAGGAGTTGGTGGAGTTGTGCCAAGAAGCAATGGATAAGCCTGACCACGAAGTATTAGAGCCTACGGCAGGATTTTTCTTTGGTTCGTATGAGAAAGACGAGTATTACTACCAAGACTTAAAAGACACCATTGAGGGCATTGAAAGGGCATTGGAATTGCCTGAGTCTTTTGAGTTCTACTATCAATCCAGTTGGTAAGGAGATGACTATGAAATATACAGTTCGAGTGAGTGAAACCCAGTATTGGGTTTACGACTATGCAATAGAAGCAAATAGCAGCGAAGAAGCATTGAGCCTTGCTGAAATTAAGCATTTTCAAGGGTTTGATGCTGATTACACTGATTTAACTGATGCTCAAACAACGGAGATGCGTATTGTTGATTTAATCGACAAAGAGTTTTTTAACCGTATTACAAACAATCTGCTAGGAGAACAAAATGCCTAATTGGTGCGATAACAATCTGTATATCAGTCATCCTGATAAGAAGATGATGAAGAAAGCCCTTGCTGCTTGGAACAGTGGTAAGTTTTTATCTACCCTTGTGCCTGAGCCTGACTATACAAAGGTCAAGGTCAAGCCTACATTTGATACCAGTCACATTACTGGGCAACCTAAGCCTGACTTCGTTGATCCCGAACAAGCATGGTGGGACTGGAGGGTTCAAAACTGGGGAACAAAGTGGGATATCGGATGGGAAGATCATCAAGACAAAGCAGAGTTAAATGGGGATCACGATATGTTTGTGAATTTCCAGTCTGCTTGGAGTCCACCGACTGATGCCTATGCCAAACTGGTTGAGATGGGTTACTCCATCCGAGCCTATTACTTTGAAGGTGGTTGTGCCTTTTGTGGCAGATGGGAGGATGGGGAAGAAGAAGGATATACCCTTGACTTTCCTGATGGTGAATCACCAGTGCAGTGGATCATAGACAACATTCCTGGTGATATAGAGGAAGAGATGTATATCACCGGATCATATGAAGGATGGGAAGAAGATATGGAAGAGGAGAAGGACAATGCCTAAATGGAATGTTTTAATGACAACGGAAGAATACATTGAAGTTGAAGCAAATACCCCTGCCGAAGCAGAGTTGGAGGGGTTAAGGATGTATCAGCGTTGCGAAGTGCGACCTGAATACCCTATGTTTGTATGTGAAGAATGTGACCTAATTGAGGAAGAAGAAGATGCGTAGATACGGAGTAACCATGCGGCTGACTGGAACGCAATACATTGAGGTAGATGTTCCTAACGGAGAAGATCCCGAAGAATATGCCAGTGATTTAATTGATGCCAAGCAGGTAGAAGAATGGGAAGCAGAAGTGCAGGACATAGACGAGGTTGATCCAAATGACTAAAAGCATTATTGAATTGATTAAAGAACACCTTGTAATATGGCCGCAATCGGTAGATTCGCAGTTGTGGAATGACCGAGTTGAGTCCCTTTTAGAGCAGATAAAAGAGTTCGAGAGCAAGCAAAACGAACCTAAGTAGGATTTACCTAGCAGTAAATGAAACCCCCAGTGCTGTCTGACTGGGGGTTTTTCCATTACTATCTATGCTGAATCAGCACCTTTTTGAGGCTAAGAGCCATTTTGAACATACCATGAGCAAGATAGTCATCATTGAAATCATGACCGACTGTATGCGAAATCCAATACGGCTTGCCTGTCTGCTGGGCGATATCTTCTCCGACACCACTGGAGTCGTTATCAGCAACGACTATCCCATTGGGAATCGACCTCGCTACTTCCTTCAGGTTGCCTGCACTGAAGCACACATGGATTGTGTATCGCATCTTGTTTGCTCGCATTACGGCTTGAATGGACAACCCAGTCGCCAGTCCCTCGCAAAAGATTGGAATGCCTTTTGCGTCAAAGGTGAAGGCTGCCCCCTTAGTTTGCTGACCATAGAGAAACTTCTTATCCCCCTCGTTATTGATGAGTTGGCAACCTACCATGCGACCCTCCCTCCGCATGGCTACGACTAACTTGCCTTCGCCTTCGGGCGTATTCCATACCGGCATCATTTCTTCGGCAAAACCCTTTTTCGCAAGATAGGGATGCTGCATAAGTGTGGTCTGGTGCATAATCCAGCCCGCTTTTGCTGCTGCCCGTTCAGTCAAATCCTTGCGTTTTTTGTCTTCCTGATCTCGTAGTTTTTGGAACTGTTGGGTTGGTGCATAATTCCCTGAATCTCTCCACATTGTGGGTTTTTCCATGGTTGCCCAGTTTTGAACCCAGCCAACATCCCCCATAAACTTATACCTGCCGTTCCTTTTGTGCGGGTGATCTACTGTGGGGGTGGACATCCATTTAAACGGAGTGACATTGTTCAGAATCAATCCGTGGGTTCGTGCAAAGTCTTCAAACCTCATTTATCTTCCTTTCTGACATATCCACACATAACTATCAAAGGACGCCAGCTTTTTACTTCAAAGATAAACCGTATCCCAAAGAGTTTGACTCTCATGTTCTTGTTCCTTTTTCATTTTTCTTTGCCCAGCGAATCATCTGTGATCTAACCCATTTTTGGGTGGCGATGGATGGTGGGACTTCCTTGGCATCTAAACCTTTAGGCCAAACACCAAACTTCTCTCGGTATTTGTGACTAGCCCAGTGGGGGTTGTATGCCTGTTCTTTGGCGATATAAAGGAGTTCAGAGTAAAAGATCTGCTTGTCATCCTTCTTTACCTTTAATCCTGATACCAGTTCGACCAGTTCGCCTGCCACATGATCGACCAAGTTCATTCTTTTGCGGACATGACCACACGCAGGGCAGGTATCGCTGTTCTTGGGCCATAAATATCCGCATGAAGGGCATTTAGATTCCTTCTTTTCCTTTTCTGTGGGCTCTTTCTTGGTCTTTTCCTGCACACCTTTGAGTGATCGAACCCCATCTTCGTAGACTTGATCCCAATCTTCCCTAAATCGAACGTAATTGCCGGAATGATCTAACCACAAGGCAAACTCTTTACCTTCGTGTGGGCGCATAACCCTACCCATTTGCTGGATGTGGGATGAAAGCGACTTTGAGAATGGTCTTGCAGATACCCCAATCATTACGTCAGAGACATCAAACCCCCTTGTCAGGATGTCAGTAGCAATGAGTCCATTGATCTCGGTATCGGGTTTAGCAAAGTCCTCGATGGCTGCCCTCTTAAATTCACTGTCGTCTTTGTAGGATATCGAAACAAAGTTATAGCCACGACTAGCAAACTGTTCTACAAGGTCAGCACCGTGGGCTACACCTGAGCAAAAGACAATCGTTTTCATTGGTTTGCCGTAGATCTCATGGGTTTTCTTAATCCACTCATCCACGATATCGCCAGTAATCTTCATGCCGCGCTCGGTCACTGCATCTTGCGACCACTCGCCTGCCACCTTCTTTACGCCTGTCATGTCAATCTCTTTGGCTATATACACTTTTAAAGGTGTAAGCCACTTGCGATTAACTAAATCATCCGTGGTTGCGCCGCAGACTACATTGCTGTAAAGGTCTCCGAGCCCCTCAGTAAAAGGGGTTGCGGTCAATCCTATGACTTTGATGTGGGGGTTGTTTTTAATGAAGGCAGAGGTCTGCTTCCTGGCAATGTGGCACTCATCTACGATCAGCAAATCTACCTCTGGAAAGTCTGCCCTACGCTCTAGGGTTTGGGCAGAACACACCTGAATGCGGTTGTGCCTGTCAAACTTCCAATGATCTGCTTGGAATACTCCGTGGTCGATGCCATATTTGCTGAGGCGAATGCTGGTTTGATCTACCAAGACAACACGATCTAGCACCATGGATGCCTTCTTGTAGTTGTCTGAAGTTGCCTTCATTAGGTAAATTGCTACCTCTGTCTTACCAAACCCAGTCGGTGCATAAAGCAGCTGCGACCGATGCCCACGCTTAAATCCCTCTCTCAGGGAGTCCACCACTTGTATCTGGTGTTCCCTTAACTCTAATGACTGCATTGATACTCCTAACTGTTAGGATTCCCCCCTAACTTGGGCTGGGCAATTAGCCCTCTAATTTCTTTAATTTGGCATTGGCTGATTTAAGTGATCGCATTAACTCAGCGTTGCGGTTTTGATACATATCTCTGCTTTCACGCAATGATTTGTTCTCAATCTCCAGCACTCGCACCTGCTCACGCAGCTCTTTAATGGTCTCCTCCGCATCTACCTTTTCTATTTCGGTAGCATCCCATTGACCGATGGCAATTTGATCCCGCAGCGCCGTGTTTTCCTCTGCCAGTGTGGTTACTGTGGTGGATAACTCATTGACCTTTTGGGTTAGTTCAGATGTCGGATCTAATGCGCCAAGGCTATGATCGGGCTTGGTTGTTGGCCGTTCTTTCTTTTTCTTACCAATGTTTTCGGTGTTCATGGTCTTTTGGTTGCCATGCTTGTCCGTGTAACTTACCGGCTGCTTCGGCGTTTTTGTCTGCTCTTGGTACGCAACACGAGCCCTGCCGACTGTCATGCTGGAAAGATCTAACTCTTTGGCAATCTTATTGTTTGACCATGCGCCGTATTCCTCGTCAGCAAACATATCCAGCAGAATGACACGGATGTCGTTGCTGGTAAGCGGTCTGCCTTGTTTGTTGTTTGCCTTTCGTGCGTACATCTTGGCTTCACGCAATGTGCCTTGATGGATTTCTGCTTCGATGCTTGTACCGCCGTTTGATTTGGTGGCAAAGAATCGAGTAAAGCCGTCTGCCAGCCAGTTCTCTGAGCCATCGTGGAATACTACAATTGGTGGAAATACAGCGCCATCACGCATCTTTTCCGCATAGTCTTTGACTAACTCCTGATCCAGCTCTAACCGTGGTTGTGTGCCGCCGTCAGTGCGGATGGTTAGTATGTTTAGCTTCTTCACTTTTTCTCCTTGTTTTAAAAAATGGGGATGCCACCCCCAGTAACTCCTTAGTACAGTAACTCTGATTGACGGTTGCTTTTTGGTGAACGCACCTAGCCTATCCTAGATGCCTTCAACTGTTGCTTTTCGGAGCCACAGCACCCGCCAGACGTTCGACTTAGGGCTCTGGCTTCGCCACCCTTTCTCCTGTTTCAAGTCTTATCCCACAGTAGGAGTTCTTCCCACGCAGCTGTCGTTTAAGATCCGACCTGAGTGGTGTAGCTTTGGAGTTTTACAGAAAAGATGAAGGCAAGAATGCCATCACATTTTTTCCATAAAACTCCTAGCCCGATTAGGTTAACTGAATAGAAATAGTTTTGCAAGAATTATTTACAAAAGGAAAACCCCTAGGTTTTTAGGCTAGGGGTTTTAGGTGAGTGTGTTCACCGAGGGCTTGCTTTGCACAAGAACCAGTCTGCTAGGAGAGGAAAAAATGTGCGCCAGTGGGTACTGGTGTACTAAATATAGCACATGATTGAAAAATGCGTCAATATATTGTGTCAAGGGGTGTCAAGGAGTATCAAGGGCTACCAACAACACCTGTAATACAAAGTATGCGAAGCGATGACTACGTTGCTGGCAGCCGTAGTTATTTTAAATCAATATGGCCGTTTTCGAAGAGCCAGCCTATCGTTCCACGGTGCGCCTCTTCCCAGGACTCAACCCGTTCGGCCTTCGACATCTTCGTGCCCTGATCCAGCTCTGAATGGCAGCGGTAGCATAATGCTGCAATGCGGTAATCATGCGCCTTTAGCCCTCTGCCCTTGCCGTCTCGCAGCTGGTTAGAGTGTGCAGCGCAGACTGTACCGTCCTGAGTTCCACAAGTCTGGCATGGAGACTGGCGAACCAGCTCCAGCAGTTTCTTATTTCGGTAGATAAGTTGATTCATATGCAGGGTGCTGAGCCAAGTTGTTCTCGCCCATCTCCCGTATCTTGTAGCCTAAATCAGTCAGATGTTTAAAGATTTCCTGCCGCTTTTCCTGATACCACGGTTTCCATGTCCATGCCTCAAAGATGATTGGCGGGAACTTGTTTACTTCAAGCGTTGTTTCTGCGCCACGCAATACCTCTAACTCATGGCCTTCCACATCTATCTTAAGCAGCCTGACATTGGTAAATGCGTAATCATCCAGCATACAGGTCTCAATCTGCTGCACTTCACCTGCCGTACCGCACTCGTAATCATTGGAGCGAACTTCTGGATCGATGCTAAAAGCACCAATATTGGCCTCGTTCAGGTAGTCGGGCAGCTTAACTTCTAAAGATTTATACCCATCAGACAGGGCATGGCTGCTGGTGGTTACGTTGTCTAGGCTGTTGATAACGATATTGGCGCCCAGTTGATAGCCAATAATCCGTTGCGGCTCAAAGGCATGGAACTTTAGCTTAGGAATCTTACGTGCTAAAGGTACGCAGAACGTACCAAGGTTAGCCCCAATGTCCAGAACCAAACCATCTGGCTCATTGATGAGTAGCTTCAGGGCTAACTGGTGTATGTCGTTTTCATACAACGCTTTCTTTAGGTAATTCGATATGAGATCACCACCCTTAAATACTAGAAACTGAGTGCCGTCCACTTTAACTAACTCGCAATTAGGTAACATTATTCGCTCCTGCGTTTTGTGGCATACCTAGGTATATTGATTCGCTCAAAGCAGGCGGTGCATTTCCACCTGTTGATCTTGCCAGCTTTAATCATCTTACCGTACTCGGCAGGTCGCATGACCTGGCAGCTGGTGCAATAACGCTTGTTAGTAATGGTGGCCTCAGCCGGTTCAGTCAGCGTAACTAGCCCAGCGAATGGGATAGGCTCTATGTTAATGGTGACGCTGCCGTCTTTCTCTTGTATTAATTCTTTCATGTTCCGTACCTCGTTCCTGAACTTTTTCTTTTAAGTATTCTAAAATTTTCTGCTGGATAGCGCATTCTAGGGTTAGCTGAACCATCTTTCCAAACAACTACTACCGTTTCATCTTCAACAACAAAGCATCCTTCCGTTGTATATCCTTCGGCAGAGTAGTTATACGCACGGTTAAGACTCTCATATGTTTTGCCATCATGTCTGCATACTTCATCGGTCAGGATGATCTTGCCGCCAGCCCTGTTGGGCATCTCAGCAATAGCCGCGGCATGAGCCATGACTGGTAGCATAAAAGCCAATAACGCCAGATACTTAAGTTTCATGCTTAATCTCCTCAAAGTTGTAAAACCACTCGTCTTTGGCGCTCCATTTAGCATGGTTCTCAACGCTATAAACCTCCGTTGGGATACGGAAATCAGGCGTTTTGAGTACGGCGGGAACCAGCGATACGTCATACCAAAGGCAACGGTTGTTGGGTTGGCAGGCAAATTGCCCGTTATCTAGCTTGATGAAGTTGTACGACTTATGTTCCTCGACCCCTTCACTAAAGCTAGTGTCAATGCGGTTTGTATCTGGTGATGCAAAGTCAATAGTGAAAAGGTAATTACCAAAGTGGAATTGCTTATCCTTGCCAAAGTACTTAACCTTGAGTCCACGTAGATTGGACTTCTCAATCACGGCCATGTCATAAGACAAGCAGTCCCAGATCTGTAGGTAATCTAGAGGCAGCGGATCAGCCACCTCTTTCCATACATACGCACTGATAGGTAGCTTGTCATACAGCGCCCCGTAATTGGTCAGCATCGACTCAATACGGAACGCTTGACCCTTGATTGCTTTGGCAGTCATCCACACGCACGGCTCCAGCTCTCCATGTCCTTTCTCATGGTTGTAAAGGAACTCTTTACGCACGAAACATTTGACTGGTGGAATGTTAGCGACTAAGAAGGTCATCTTGCATCTTTCTTAGTTCAGCTATTGCATCTTCTAACGCTTTCAAACGATCAAAGATCACTTGCAGCACCGTTTGTAATTGCTGTGGATTTTCCACATTATCCCCTTGGAAGAGTGCCGCTAAAGTTATAGGTTCCGCTATGGGTTAGATTTGCCCAGGGCGCTGCATAGACTTTGAATCCTTGCATACGTGCAATCTTGCAGAAGTGATAGTCCTCTGAGAGCAGACGGTTGGATACTTCGTCAATGCTGGTGGCAAAGTACTCGTCAATGATCTTCTTAATTGGGTTCTTGTCCACAATCAGGATCATGTCGTTGGTGTACTTTGGTACGGTAGGCTTTAGCTTATCGAATACCTCACGCTTAATCAGCATGAACCCTGTACCACCGTTGTCAATCTCCATCGGGGTGTTTATGTCACCAGTTGTCTCCATAGCGCCACCTACTAGGTTTACCACGAACGAACCTGTGTAATTAGGTAAGTCTTTGTAGTCCACGCCAGACTTGACGGCATTGGATACTAGCTGCCAGTTAATCTCTTTCTTTGGATACAGGCCACAGATAATGTCCTTGTCCGCATCAATCATACGCACGATGTCTTTAGGATCAAAGCTAATATCAGCATCAATAAACATCAGGTGGGTAGCATCTGACTGCATAAAGTCATAGGCCATACCGTTACGGGCACGGGTAATCAAGGACTCATTCATCATGTACGAGTAGTACATTTGAATGTTACGGGGTGCAAACGTCTGCACACAGTTCAGAATCCCC